GGCAGGCAGAAGTCACCCGGCAGAAATTACTTAACGATTCAGATAATGCCATTAAGGACTGGCGCATAGAATTAACGCTGGGGATTATCAGTGATGAAAATAAAGCAGCTTTGATTCTGCCGATGAATTATATCAATGTTCTTAAATCGCTGGACTTAACAGGTGTTTCAGATGAGGCCACCTTCACAGCAATCAGGTGGCCTGCATTACCACAGTAACGCCTACTGGCTGGCTGGTCTTTCCGGCCAGTCAGGGGCGGCTGTATCCATCCGGTTTACCAGCACCCTATATTTTTTCCATTCGTCGAGCCGCGCTTTCTCATCATCTGTTGCGATTCCAAGATCAACTGCATCCTGCAATGGCGCGATTTTTTCAGATGCCATTTGCAAAAGACGGCTTTTGGTTTCTTCCGCCTGACGAAGCTGCGCTGCTTTTTCAGCCGCTTCGTCTTTTACCCAGACCTTAGCCTTACCATCCCATTTCTGGTATTCACCACCTGGTGAAACTGATGTGACATTTTCGGGCAACGGACCAGGAGCGGAGATATAAACCTGATTGCCGGTTGTTGTGTCGTAAACCATCTCGCCGCGGTGATCCTCATGCAAACTCCATGTCTGGGTTTCAGCGTCAAATATAGCAATATGACTGGCGGGAATATCAGGAGGGGCGATATCAGTACAGTTTGCCGGTAGTCCTGTGTGCGGCGGAATATACGCATCACCTGCACCAATAAATTCGTTAGTATCTGAACGCAGATTGAAAATTTTAATTGTCTGCGCCTGTTCGCTCATTTTAAAAGTCATTATGCCAGCCTCACTATGTAGTTAAATGCAATGTTTTTAACCGTGGTTTCCGCATTACCGTCTGCGTCCACAATAACGACGTGTCCGTGTGGACCTATATACATGGTGTGCTCATGTCCTCCGATATAAACTGTATGTGCATGGTCGCCAGCGGCCTGTGTCCATGCACCACCTCCAGGCTGAAATGAGGTGTGATTGGAATCTCCCCAGTATGAATTGATATAACCGCCGAACTGGTGAGTATGATTGCCCGTGGTATTGGTCGATTTCGTGCCGTAATCAAAGGATGAGGTAGATTTTGTCCCTAAGTCAGTATCCTGCGCTCTGGCGCTGTGACTGTGCGATTTGTTGCCGTCCATTTCTTGCGACAGTACAGCACGTCCACTGATGGGCTTACCCTTTATTGTCCAGCCCCGCATGTCAGGGATAATGCCGGACGGATACGCTATAGCCAGTAACGGGTAAGCAGATTTATCAAACGATTGCCCCTGCATCAGGGCGTAACCGGCTGGGGTAGCATCAGACGGCCATGCTATCGCCGCACCTACTGGATACGAATTCGGTGGCGGATTTAGTGAGGTGTAGAGCATCGCCCATTCGGACCACTCAGCATCGGCGGTATCTCGATGACTGCGAATATATGCGGGCGCTGGCGCACCGTTTGTCCCGCTCCAGCCAATGAGGATTTCCCCATCACCAGTTCCGGTCAGACGTAAAATATTTCCGTATTGCGTCGGATAGCCATTGTTGTAGACCTCGCCCATTATCAGGCCGCTATCGCTGCCTCTTGTCGCACCAGTCAGTGCCGGAAGCGCGCCGCGTGATGCCAGTCTGTTCGCTGCAACAGCCGTACCTGATGCAGGGAGCGCTCCGATATTTTGTACAAACAGCGGCTTTTCCGGAATATCGCCACCGTTCTGTGATTTTAGTAATGCATCGGCGGCGTGATTTATGGTTTCCCGTAAACCAACGTATTCGATAAGACCGTCAACGCTTTTTCCTGACAGCGCCGTCAGTGTATCGTCCAGCGGCTGCTTGCCCGCCAGTTTATTCAGTACAGTGGTGGCAAAGTTCGGATCGTTACCCAGCGCGTCAGCCAGTTCTTTCAGCGTGTCCAGCGTTTCCGGCGCAGAACCAACCAACTGCGCCACTTTCGCAGCCACAAACGCTGCCGTGGCAATTTCAATACCTGCAGCTGCGGTTTCCGGAGTTGGTGCTGTTGGCGTACCAGTCAGTGCCGGACTGTCCAGCGGCGCTTTGGTCTGTACCTCGTCCATGACAGCATGGACCGCCTTTGGCGTGGCTGCCAGCGCTTCGCTGTCACTGTCCGTGGCGCTGCTTAACTTAACGATACCTTTTTTCGTCAGGCTGGCATCTTCCAGGGAAATCACGTCCGCGATATCTTCTGCCCGTTTTGCGGCATCTTCTGCTCTGGTGGCTGCTGCTCCGGCAGCAGTACTGCTTTGCGCCGCCAGTGATGCGCTGGTATCAGATGCGGCGGCGTGAGTGGATGCCTCCGATGCTGATGACGAGGCGGCTGTTGCGCTGGCCGCTGCTGTACTTGCTGACGTTGCTGCATTTGTCTCAGATGTTTTCGCTGCGGCTGCCGATGCGGCTGCCGCCTTTTCCGACGCTGCCGCCGCAGTGGCTGACGCACCTGCATCACCGGCACTGGAAGCCGCCTGCGTTTCTGACGTCTTCGCGGCGGTTTCGGATGCTCCGGCGCGCTCTGCTGATGTCTGCGCCGCCGTCGCGCTGGCGGCTGCGGCAGCAGCTGAATCGCCGGCGGCAGTACGGGAGGCATCTGCATTCGCTTCAGATGTTTTCGCTGCGGCTGCCGATGCGGCTGCCGCCGTTCTGGCTGTGTCAGCCGACGCCGCGCTGGCTGATGCCTCCCCGGCTTTTGTGGTCGCCGTACCTGCGCTGCTCTCCGCAGATGCTGCGGATGAGGCTGCCTGTGTGGCTGATGCTTCTGCCGCTCCGGCTGCATTCACTGCTGCCGTGGCGCTTTCCGATGCCTGACCTGCTGATGTCTGCGCCTGTTCAGATGCCTGCCCTGCGGCGGTGGCATTCCGCGATGCCTCCGATGCCTGGCGGGCAACTTCTTCCACCATCGCCTCAAAACGCCGCAGCGCCTCCGGGCGGACGTCGTCTTCTGTCATGGCCCCCAGAAAATCATTCAGGGTGCCCGGCTTTGAATCATCGTAAACCGTAATAACTCCGGCATGTGACGGGGGATACCCGTCCACCAGGAGCGTGACAGTGTACTGCCCCTGCTCCACATCCATGCTGTAGCGCCCGGCGTCATCCGGATTTTCTGATGCCACCGTATTCACGACCACCGTCGTACTGGTCCGGCAGGCCTTCAGCTGAATGGTGCAGTTCTGTACCGGCGTTCCCGTACCATCCTTCAGTACGCCGGAAATAAGTACTGGCATATTGCCTCCATAAAAAAGCCCGCCCGCAGGCAGGCTTCAGATTCATTCACATCTCAGCACTGATTATCCGGGTCACGTAAATATGCCGGCAGAGAACACTGGACGCTCCGCGTGATTGTTTTTCCCTTTGCCTCGCGGTGCTGTTTCTGCCCACGGTCGGTGCCGGTATAAATCCGGGTCTGGTTTTCAATATTGCTGTTGCCGCTTCCTCTTCCGTTATCGGCAACGGCAGCAGTGGAAAATAAAACGGACAGGGAAAGCCCTGCCGCCAGAGAAATTACGCGCGACATAGTCATATTTGTTCCTCATTAAACGAAAGGGACCGGAAATCCGGTCAGTTTGTGAAGTTGCTCCCCGACCGGGAAACCATCACCAGCGGCCAGACGGAAGCAGACGTGGTGTACTGCCCACGGACCCTCAGAGAGACGCTGATATCCACGACAGGTGAAGTGGTGTAGACCGAAAAGACGACGGTCTGATACATGGCCGGAATCCCTGCGGTATACGGCATAACCTCCGCCGTTTTCACCTGGCCGTTAATATTTATCGTGACGGTGATGGCACCGGTGCCACCGTTACGCTCACAGTTAGCCATCACCGTGATGGTTTTCCCTATCTGATAGGTGGCGCTGTCGGTATACCGTGTTGAGGTGCTGCGTTCGTCGTTCGTCGCCCTGATGCTCACGCCCTGCATGACTTTTGAGCCGCAGATATCACCGACAAACTCTCTTGCTTCTATCACGCCAGAAAACTTACCGGAGGTGGCATTGATTTCTCCCGTAAACGAGCCAGATACAGCGTTGATATGGCCGCTGATATCCGCATTTTTCGCAGTCAGCTTTCCATCCGGCGTCAGGGAAAATGCCGGAGGATTCCCGCCACTGGTAATGGTCGGCGCGCTCAGGTATTTCAGGAACGCCTCATTCATGATTATCTGGTCGCCCTGCATGACGAATCCGGGCGTCTCGTTTCCGTTTGCCGGGTTAATATAAGCAATGCGATCCGCCGCCACCAGGAACTGGCTTATCTTCCCGTCAGGCGTGTCTTCCATGCTCAGTCCAAGTCCGGCCACATAATATTTGCCGTCTTTGGTCTGCTCTATTTTGACGCCCCACGTGGCGCTCCATTTATCGTTAGCGTCCTGCCACTCCTTCGAAAATTGTTGCAGTTTGCTGGCGTTATTCTCCGTCAGGTCAATTTTTTTCAGCAACTCCGTACCAAGATACGTCTCCGTAATCAGTCCCTTAAAAAAATCCAGATACCCTTTCGCGTCATCCCCCGGACGTCCGGATGCTTCCGCAAATACTGATTTTCCAGCCAGATTTACACTGCGCACGTAAAACCAGGCATCATGCAGTGGTTTCAGTCCATCCTTTATCCAGAATGACCCGACGCCCAGATACTGTGCTTTTGACTGAATATCGGCGGCAGTCGCCAGTTGCGTGGCGGAGTACCAGAACTCATACTGCACACTGGCATCGTAGACAGTCTGGTGCGGCGTCACCGTTATCTGAAAATAACCCGGCGTCATCTCAATCGTGGATGGCGCTTCCGGTGCCTGAATACTGAATGCCACGGACGCCGGTTCACCCTGCTGCCCGTAACCGTTTATTGCCCTGACTGTCAGCGTGTAGTCACCCAGTGGCAGTTCGTGGAAGGCGTACTCCGTTTCGCTGGTCGTCGCCGTTGTCACCAGACGAACCGGATCGCCCTCGTTCCCACTGCCTGTGGTCAGCCTCACCACAAAACGCACATCTTTTACCACCCGCGGCGTGCCCCACTTCGCTTTGGCCTGATACAGGGTACTGTCGTTATCCGTGCTGACTGTCAGATGCTGCACAGCGGGCGGAATAATGCTGTTGGTGGTCCCCGGTAACGGGTCAAAGTGCGCCCCGTTGTCCACGATGGACTCTTTTTCCGGAACGTGCTGCAAGGCAGTGATAGCGTATGTGCCGTCGTCATTCTCCTTAATACGCACGCAACGGAAAAGGCGGCGCTTCAGGGAGGGCAGTTTCAGCCCCCAGATACTGTATGGCTGCACGGTTTCCGGCAGGACTTTCGTTACCACCCGATCCGGTGCGGGCTGCGACTGAATCTCCGTACTGAACGGCTTACCGTCAGGCCCGACAATATTCAGCGTGGTGGCGCCGCTTTCCGGTAGTGTTATTTCCCGGTCAAGCGTCAGCGTGCGGGTGGAAATATCCAGGTCAGTGATACGCCCACCGACCGACGCCCCGGCGTAATCGTTGTCGCAGACCTCAATAATATCGCCCGGTGTATGACGCAGACCTTCCGCACCGACAGAAAAATCCACGGTCTGCGTTTCCAGCAGCTCCGTCATCATCACCCACAACCCCGTCCGGTGCGCCTGTCCACGTGAGGTACAGCCGAACGCGTCCATTTTCAGCAGATTGCGTCCATAACGGGCCTGTGAGGCATGGTCTTCCACCAGCTCCGTGGAGGTTTGCCAGCCATTCAGCGGATCGGTGTATCTCACTTCTACCGCGTTATGGCGGTCTTTCAGGGCACTGAAGCTGTATTTAAAGCGCCCGCCCACCACGTTACCGTTGGTGTAGGTCCATGCTTTATCGGAGGGGCGGTCCTGGATGAAGGTCATTTTGCGGCCATTCCATACCGGCATACAACGCATCACCGAGCAGAAATCCGCCAGAACGTCATACGCCTTACGCTGGGTGGTAATATACGCATTAAGCGTCATGCGGGGTTCCGTGCCGCCAAATCCGTCCGGCACCGGTTGATCGCAGTACTGCGCGATGGCGTACAGCGCCCATTTATCCACATCCGCCCCCCCGATACGCCTGCCCAGCCCGTAACGGGGGTGGGTCAGTTTATCCATCGTGCACCACGCCGGGTTATTCGTGTACGCCGGTTTAAACGCCCCGTCCCACAGGCCGGTATATGTGCGGGTATCCGGGTCATAGTTTGAGGGGACCTGAAAAATACGTCCGCGCAGGTGGTAGTTACGCGTGACCTGCTGGCTGCCGAACTGTTCCGCATCCACCAGCAGACCGGCAACCGCTGTGCCAGGATAACCCTGCCGGATATCGATGATTTCCGTATACGACGACCACAGCGTTTTGTTCTGAAGCCTGTCGGTGGTGCTGTCCGGTGTCACCCTGACCATGCGGACACTGAACGGGCGCGGCGGTAAATTATCAGCCACTACCGATGCCAGATATTGTGTTGTGATCTTGCCGTTAATAGTGATATCAAATTCTGTGTTCCAGATCCCGCTACGCTGAAACTGTATCAGCAGATTCACGGAGGACGGGTTACGGTCCCCCTTGTCCGTGGTCTCCTGCAGCATCTGTACACCAAAGGTGAAGCGTAGCCGGTCGACATTCTCTGAGACAACAGTACGGGTAACGGGATTATCGTGTTTCACTTCCACACCCAGCACCGTTTCCGCGCCGGAAGCCTCAAAACCTTCCAGCGGTGCCTGTGGTGTCTCCCCCACCTGATATACCACGGTCACGCCGTGAATATTACTGTTACCGTCCGCGTCCACCACCGGCGTGTTATTAATCAGCACGCTCTGCAGACCGTTCACCGGGCCGACTATCGGTCCCTCACTGAGGGCATCAATCACGCTCAGTTGTTGTGTGGACTTCAGATCGTCCTTCGCCTCACGTGGTGTATGCCCCTTCCCTCCACCTTTGCTCATTCTCCTGGCTCCATAAATAACAAAACCGCCGTAATGGCGGTCATGTGTATCAGCTCATGTTGTCATGATTATCACTGCCGGATGACGACAGACGGTCTGGTAATCCCGCCGTCCTGCCGCGACGTGGTGTTTGCCTGTAACGGGGAGCCGATCACCACAACTTTTCCCGACGTGCTCTCATCCCGGGTACTCATCATCTGCGATATCACCCGTGACCCGATTTTCATTTCACCGTACAACACCGGCACCGGGTTCCCCTGGGCCACCATATTTTCCAGGGAAGAAAAGTACGTGTTCTGTTTCCCGTTATCTGCCTGACCCACCGTCGGTGTTTTGGGTACAGGTGTCAGCATCTGCGCCACACCACCCAGCGCCATACTGGTTCCTGCGGAAAACAATACTGCCGCCGCTACAGCATTCAGACCGGGAATAAATGACGCGCCAATCAGCGCTGCCCCGGCTACCACCTGCCAGATACCGTTTTTCGCTCCCGCCATACGCGGTACAATATGAACCACTGCCCCCGGCGGTAACGATTCGTTCAGTCTGGCAGTAAGGGTATCCGGCGCCATATCGCTCCCGGCAATCCGGACCTGATACCAGCCCTCATTCATTCGCTGCCGGAATCCGGGGAGTTGTATCGCCAGCGCATGTATGCCTTCCGCCGCTGTCTTTATGCTGAGGCTGATGCGCTTTCCAAATCGTTGTAAATCCCCGTAAAGGCAGATTCGCACCATTGCCGGTGCCGCCATATTGAGTGTGTCCGTCGTTGCCATTTGTCGTTATACCCCTCTCGTTTACTCAACTGCTCCGGAATATGGTGCAACAGTTCACCGTTGCCGCAGTAAATCGCCGCATGATTGGGCGTCGGTGAACCAAAACAGCAAATCAGCACGTCGCCGGGCTGCGCATCCTCCGGATTCACCCGGTAAAATCCCGCCGCCTCCAGGTGATCCAGATAGAGGCTTTTACCCTGACTCCACCAGTCATCTTCCCTATCGAAATCCGGCATATCAATCCCGGCCAGATGGTAGGCATCACGAAACAGCGTGTAGCAGTCCGTCACGCCATGCTCAAACTGCCGCCCGGTCAGGTGTGGCACGCAGCGGAATTTATGTATCCTGTTATCACAGACCAGCCACCAGTCCAGCCCGCTTTGTATCTGGAGGGTACGATCCGCACTGCTGAGACAGGGCTTACCGTCAGGATGGCTGTGTACCAGCGCCACGATGTCGCCGCGGTTCCGGGCATTCAGGTAATCCTCCGGGGATATACGAAAATACATCGTGGGTTCAGCAGACAGATTTTCACACGGAAAATACCGCTCTCCCTGTGCCGTTCTGACCACATAACCGCACGATTCCGCAGGCGCACACTGTCGGGCATGTGCCAGAATGTCATCGTTAATCATGGGAACCTGTTAAGACAGTTTGTTGATGGAAGCGAAAAATCCGGCATTCACCAGATTGTTACGCATTTCACAGCCTTTCATGCAGTGGCTGCATTTATCCTTTTTCGGGTCTGAGGTGGGCTTATCGAACTCATCGGCCACGGGCGGGCCGTCGTATCCGCAGTTTTCATCCCGGTAATCCCACGGACAGGAGTCCGCCAGCATGGTACGCCCCGGCACCACAGAACCGTCGGTTTCTGCCGGTGATGCCAGAATAATGGTAGCAGTTGATGAATCCAGTTCTGACAACTGCTCCACGTTATAGCGCGCTACCGCCTCCTGCTCCGGGTCAGCGTCCGGATTGCCGTTACTGAAATTCACCGCATCAAGAAACTTGCTGTAAACCTGATGCCTTACCACTGACGCGCCGACGAGACTTTGCAAATCCTCCGCCATCCCCGTGACCAGACCAAAGAGATTGGCAACAACGAGGTTCGGGCGGGGAGATGCGCCTTTCCCGTTCATCTCAAAATCCTGTACCTGTATCGGGTACGGTTCGTACTGCCTCCCCTGCCAGGTTAACGGCTCGCCTTTTTCGTTCGGTTCGTTACAGAAGAAAAAGCGCTCACCGCCAATCGCGGTTAAATCAAATTCCCACAAATCCACCTTCGCGGACTGCTCCGCTTTGGTGGTCTCGCTCAGGGTTTCCTGTGGTATATCCTGCATATATGAGAGATCCTTTATTATTTATCTTGCAAACATATACCTGCTTTTATTAATGGTATTTACGATACAACCAAAAAACGAGGTAACTAATGAAATACACAATATTGTCGCTGGTAGCTGGTGCGCTCATCAGTTGTTCAGCAATGGCAGAGAATACCCTGACTGTAAAGATGAACGATGCCCTGTCCAGCGGAACAGGAGAAAACATAGGTGAAATCACAGTTTCAGAGACACCTTACGGTCTGCTTTTCACTCCTCACCTAAATGGTCTTACGCCAGGAATTCACGGCTTCCATGTCCACACAAACCCAAGTTGTATGCCGGGAATGAAAGACGGTAAAGAGGTTCCGGCGCTCATGGCCGGAGGACATCTTGACCCCGAAAAAACCGGGAAACATCTTGGCCCATATAATGACAAAGGGCATTTGGGGGATCTGCCTGGACTGGTTGTCAATGCAGATGGTACAGCCACGTATCCGTTACTGGCACCACGCCTTAAATCACTGTCAGAACTGAAAGGTCACTCATTGATGATCCATAAAGGCGGTGACAATTACTCCGATAAACCTGCTCCACTGGGTGGTGGCGGTGCACGTTTTGCCTGTGGTGTCATTGAGAAATAACAGCAACATAGCCATATCGTCATAATTTCGTTTTACCCATAAAAAAGCCCTCTCACTGGAGGGCATTAAATCTGTATCGATGTTAAAGGTCAGAAGCTGTAACCTACGCCAAGCACCTAGGTTCCAGCTTTGACGTCACTGTCAGCATCAGTGGAAAAACTTGTATGCTCATAAGACGCATTAACGGCAATATTTTCAACCGGGTTAAGCTGAATACCTGCCCCATAAGCAAAGGCGGTTTTATTGTCAGAATTTCCCCAGTTATCCTTAATATGTCCGTTTGCTGCACCAATCATCACGTAAGCATTCAGATAGTCGTTAAAACGGTATGAAGGACCAACAAGAAGGGAGGTATAATCAGCATCACCTACCTTATACCCATAGTTATTAACATCAGCCGAGGTGTATGTAACTGAACCCATCGCCCCGAATCCACTGTCCAGATCTTCCCAGTTATATTTGATGTTGGCACCGTTCGCATTACCGGAAAGCCAGCCGCTTAAATCTGTGTAGGCATATCCAATTGAAACGGTATTTTTATACCCTGCTGCGTTAGCCACGCCGATGCTACCTAACGCCAGACCAACTAAAACCGCCACGACAATCTTTTTCATAACATTTCCTTTTTTTGATTATTGACTGTGCGGGCTCAGTGAAACAGCAGCAGGTTAGAAAGTTCAATCATATTTATCGATCGTTTCGATCAAAAATACTAAGAAATAACCTGCTCAAATGTCGCGGTGAATGTTGTTTTCAGCAATCCCGCTTTCACACTCCATTTCCGGCAGACAACCTTAATCTGCCGGTATCCGTAAGGCGGAGTCCACAAAAACGCCTTCACACCGTTATGCTGTGACAAAAAGCCCTCCAGTCCCGGACCATCCTCCCGGTCAACGCGGATAGTCACACTGTATTTTTTCAGGTCATTATTGATCCCGGATGCACGCCGCTGCTCGTAGCCATCACCGAACCTCACCACCGACACCTGTGGTTCCGAATCCACCCCCATGTCCGGGTCAACTTTCCAGTGAAAGGTTTTCATCATCGATATGCCCCGCTCAGCCTGCCGCCGTCACGCCCCTGCTGCTGCACGAAATCAGCCGCCGCCTTTTTACCCAGATCATAAACCGCCTTCAGCGCCTGCGGCGTCAGTTCCGGCCCCGTGTTGCTGATTGCAATATGATACTGCGGTGCAAACATCGCCATCCCTCCGGAACCTGCTGCCACAACCCCCAGCTTACCGTCAGTACCGCGACGAAGCGGCAGTATAGCCTCCGGACCGGCCTCTCCCATTACTGCCGCCCCTCTGGCAAATGCAAAGAACGTCGGTCTGTTAACAATACTGCCGCTGTACTGACTGAGTCCTGCTGAGCGGTACACGCCGCCGTCCGCATTTGGAATGACCGACAGCGCCGCTGAACTGTATGCCCCGGATGGTGTACTTCCGCCTGCTGATGCGCCAAAGACGAACATACCCAGTACTGAACCCAACAGTTTAGAAGCCGCAATACGTGCCTCCATTTTTGCCAGGTCAGCCAGGATGGAGACCGTCAGGCTCCGGAAACTGCCCTTTCCGGTCACGGCAAAATTCGCGATACTGTCCGCCATGCCGTTAAATGCGTTTGTGAAAACGTTCTCCGTCATGCCTGCCACGTTGCCCCCCTGCGCCAGAAAGTTATCCAGCGCCCGCGACGCGCCCTGCGTCCAGTCTCCCTGCGCAGCATCCACTTTCGCGTTATAATCCGCCCACTCAGCCAGTCGGCGATCGAGACTGGCCTGAAGTTCCTGCTCCGCCTGACGGTATTCGTCAGAACCGTATGTCCCTTTTGCCTTGCTGTCGCGCTTAAGCTGCTCCAGTTGTTCCTGGTAGTGCTGTTGAATTTTCAGATGCTCTTCGTACCGGCCACGTTGCTGATCGCCCATACCCATTGTGGCCAGCGCCAGTGCGTGCTGCTGCCTGACGCGGGATTCTTCGTCAGCGAGCTGGCTGGTTAATGTGAGCGTCTTTTTCTTCAGTTCATTAAAGGCATTCTGGTGTTGCAAATCCTGTTGTGAGATATCCAGCTTCTGTAGCGCAAGCGCTATTTCATCCTTATGTGCCAGTACGCTTTGTTCATCCGCCGTCAGTTTTTTACCGGACAAATCAGCGATGCGCTGCTGAAATGACAAAAGCTGCTTATGCGCTTCCGTCATTTTTTCGGTCGTGGAAAGCTTCGCGGCGGCAATCAGCCCTTCAGTCTGCGCCTGTTGCTGGCTGTACTGCAAAAGCAGTCGCCCGGCCTCGTCGTTGTAGTAAGCCTTTGGCTTTTCCTTCTGCCGTGCCATTGCTTTTTTATGGCGTTCGTTTTCACGCTCCAGCGCGGCATTGCGTACCGCTGCATCGGCATACTGCATGGCGGTAATGCGCGCCACCTCCCGTTGATGCCGCAGGGATTCAGTTTCATTATCCCGGTTCAGCGCGGCGTTCTGCTCGTTCCGGCGCTTCTGAGTCTTCTGATAATTACGCTCTGCCTGCGCCTTCGCATCCAGCAGGTCCTTCTGGCGTTTCTGTTCCTGAAGTTCGTTCAGTTGCTGCTGATCATATTCAGTCTGGGAGGAAGACACTGTCCATGGCGTTTTTCTGGCGCGCGCGATTTTTTCCTGCAGTGTCGCGATTTTTTCATCGAGCGTATCTTCCCGCCCGATATCCAGCATCCGATCCCACGCCCACTTCGCCGCATCACCCACGGCATTCCATGCCTTCTCGATCCAGCCCAGATTATCATGTACGTCACCCGCCCGTTTATTCATCTCTTCCGAATACGCGGACATGGCAATTTTCGCAGCATCAGCCGTTCTTCCCTGTTCACCGAGCACCCTGATTTGTTCAAGCTGGGTGGCAGTCAGAAAATGCAGTGCCCTGTCCAGTTCTTTCGCCGCGTTCACCGGATCATCCTGCAGCCGTTTAAACTGGCGGATGGTTTCATCCACTGACTGCCCCACGTTTTCCTGCATTCTGGCCGCGGTACGGGATACCATTGCCACTGCCTGCCCGGTAAACGCTCCGCTACCGACCACCTGGGTCAGTACTCCTGCCGCGTCGTGCTGCGTGACGCCATTTCCGGCGAGCGACTTCGCCATTTCATTAAGCTTGCCTGTGGTTTTTCCGGCGTAACTTCCGGTCAGAATAAGCTGTTTATTGAACTCCTCACTTTCTTTCGCCCCCTCATAGTACGCCTTACCCAGTCCGTAAACCGCCGCAGCCACACCGCCAACCAGCCCGCCGAGCATCATGCCCTTCGGCGACATCAGTTGCTCAATCCACCCGGCCCGGTTGGCCAGCGTGATACCGGAACCGCGAAGGGCGCCAAAATTTCCCCGTGCCAGTTCACCAATCAGTACGCCTATCTCGCGGCGCGCCATTGCTGATTTCAGTCCTAGTGCATGAGTGGATTTTGTTGCGGTATCCAGTTTGCGGATATAGACATCGGCGGCACTGCTAACCCCCAGTTCAGCCGCCTTCACCCGCAGCAACTCAGTACGGGAGAGGCCCTGTACCGCCGTCTGCTCTTTCAGTCGACGTATAAACTGTGCTTTTTTCTGCGTGGCCAGCGCCTCCGCATCGGTAAGTTCGCGTGTCTTTGCAGCAGCTTCAGACACCAGCGCCAGATAATCGCCCTGTGAAATATCTCCGCGTCCTTTCGCCTGTCGTACCTGCGCCTGGATACGCTGTAACTCCTGCAGACCACCGCTTAACTGTTTTACACTGTCAATCTGACGGTAAAATGCCGCTGCGGCTGCATCCTGAGCCTGTGCAACCACCGCTGCCTGCGCAGCTTCCGCCCTTAACTTCTGATTCAGGTCGACAGCCCTTTCTCTGGCCTCGTTCGCCTCACGCGCCAGTTGTGCCATAGCGTCACTCTGTGTGCGTGTGGCAACCTGTGATTGCGCCATAGCGGCACTGATACTTTTTGCCGATGCCGCCACACTTCTGGCGCTGGACTCCATACATCGCTTGATGCGTTTTTCAACGAGATCACTGCTGTCCACCAGCTTCCCCAGCCCGTTACTGGCAGTCTGAAGACCGGCGGCAACTTTAGCTGTATCAACATCCATGTTGATGACGATATCACCGACTTTCTGGCTCAAATCTCACTCCTCCCGGAATACCGACTGCCACTTCAAGCAGATCCTGCTCCGTCATGCTCTGTACCGCTCCGGGTAATGTCAGCAAACTGAAGTCCGCTGCATCGATTTCTTTCCCCGTCACCAGCATGAACACCTGCGCTTTCAGCGTGGAAAACTCCGCATCCAGCAGGGCATCACTGAAACTGTTTTCCCGAAAGAAATCAGCCCACTCACTAAGTTCAGTTGAACTCATTTCGTCCAGCATCCGGCGCCAGTCAGGCCGCCGGAACTCCCGGGCCAGTTGCCGGACAAAATGAAGCTCATTATTCAGGACTTTTCCGGCGTCATGTCCTCTGATTCATTACCTGAATCACTGGCGTTATCTTTCTTATCCGCAGACAGCCCGCTGAGCATCAGAACACTTTCTGCGCCTGCGTCCAGCGCCTCATACGACCACTTCGCCTGTACTGACTGATAAAGCGTGTCTGCATCCTGAGAAGAATCACCATTCAGAAGCGAGCGGGATACCAGCCAGGCATTAATTTCCAGTGCCATTTGCATATAAGCCACGCGCTTATCCGCTTCCGTCGTACCATCCATATCCGTGTCATATTTCGCAGTACGTTTCTGGATGAACTCCAGGTACTCAATACGTTGCAGGCCGGATAACTCGAACAATGCCACCGACGCATCCCCCCGGGTAAACGTCTCTTTCTTTAAAAACATGATTTATTCCTGAAAAAAATGCCCCAAAACAGGACGAGAGGTGGGTTATGCCTGAACAGTAATATCCGCAATAGCGGTAAAATTACCGTCTGTTGTCATGCCAATAATTTTCACTGTACCTGCCTTAACACCTTTTACAGTGGCAATATTTTCCGCCTGCGTGACGGTGGCTGTAGTCGGATCTGACGTTGCGATACGCAGTGATTTATCTGTCACGTTATCCGGTTTCACCGTGAACGTAACCGCTGTTGTGGCGCCGACCTTCACGGTGGCATTTGTCGGTTCCACTGTCAGTCCGGTAACACTAACCACTTCCGGTGCATCCTCTTCAGCCATGTACGGACGGCCCACACTGGTAATTTTTACTGTACGGGCGATCTCATCCTTACTCTGCACCGTTTTCCCCAGCGAGCTCACCCAGCCTCTGAACACATCAACAGTGCCGTTCGGATACTTGATCCGGAATCCGCGCTTCTGCCCGGTCGTGAACAGTTGAATAAGCTTTTTCTGTACGTCCTCACCTGGCTTCCACGCCAGCGTCACAGAAGTATCCCCGGCAGACTTCTGTCCCTGTGTGGTACTTTTCCAGTCAGCGTTCTCGTCATCAAGATAGTTATTATCTTCTGCATCTGCCGTCAGTTCTCCCGGCTGCAGGTCTTTTACGTTTGCCAGCCTCAGCCAGTTATTATCACTTAGCGGGCTGGCGAACGGATCACCCTCGCTGTTGTACATCCAGAATGTGGTATTTGCGCCTTTTACCGGCGCAAGTGGATTAGGAATTGTCGTGTCTGTCATTCTCTTTTCCTCTACATGGAATAGGTGATGTCGTAACTCAGATCGGCTGACCCCCACATCGCCATTTCATCGTCTCGCTGATAGTTATACCCCTGCGCCGACATTGTCCGGATGATGTCACCCAGTCCCGCCACGCTCCCCAGTGCCGGATACACCCTGTTCTCCATCTGTTCATCCAGGGCGCTGTCCGGTGCAGTGGCTTTCAGAAATACTTCCACATGTAGCACCGCGCTCCAGATATCACCGTCCACCTCAGGACCGGTATACTGAGCATCACTCAGGTACACCGCCACCGCAGGTAACTCATCCTCCTCCACCACGACCGGACGACCGTCAAAAAACGTGGTGGAGCCATCATCGGTCTTTTTTAATGCGGCAATAATGGCCTGCCGTACTGCACTGTGTCGGGTCATTTTTTAGTGAATCTCCTCAGTTCATAACTGATTTCATGCTTCAGCTCTTTGGGCATCTCCGTTTTCATCTGTAAAACAACCTGCGTGTTGAACGCATGGCGCAATGCATCAGCAACCGGGATTTTCACCACATTAAGTGGGTATCTTCCGGCACCGGAACGCTCAAATACCTGCCACCATCCGTTCGGAGCCTGCGCAATAAACCCCCGGTCAAAACGGTATTTTCCTATACGTAGCGGCTTACCTTTTCTCCCCCTCATCGGGGTTGATGGTGGCGAACTCAGTAACCTGATGGCAGTCAGCGGATCACAGTTCACATAAATGTTGGCAAAAGGCTTGTCCGCTCTGGCCAGCCTGACTCTGGCGCGACGTCTTACCGTTCTGACGGGAATACCCTGCCGTCGGTTGTCTCCGGCCACCACCAAAGCAGCAGCACTGCGAACTGACACGCTGACCACCCGTTTTGCCACCCGGTTAATGGCCCGAATTTTTGCCCGGGTCACATATCCACGATCAAGTTCTTTAAGTACTGAAATGGCCTCTTTAAGCCCCTTTACCTCCATTGTTCTCCTCCAGAGTCAGTTGTGGCTTACCGTTAAAACGCCGGATACGGGTCACGGTAAACTCACTGCCCCGCAGTACCACCCTGTCTCCCCGGCGCGGGATAACGTTGCCTGAAAACACCACTACGTTTTTTCCGTTTCCTTCAACAGGCCCCAGTTCAGCCAGAAAATCAGACTCCACCACTATGCAGTCAGTCCCGTTGATGTTGACCTTCATGCCGAAGCGTTCTGCGATAAGTGCATCCATGCGCCTTTTCATCCCGTCAAAAAGGTCAGCCATTAATTTTTACCGGAACGGTTTCATCACCGTTTGCCGCTGGCGCCCATACCACCCCGACATACGGCAGGCTGCCGGTTGCATCCGTCTGAACCACGTTATCCTTCAGATACACTTTTTTCCCGACGGCAATATCCTCTGTTGTCAGTTTTGGTATGCTGAATACCCCTTCTGCGATGCCGGTTCCGGCGCTCCCGGCGGCAATATCGGTAACAGCCACAGCGAACATATCGCCGACCTGTACCAGATCTCCGCTCTTTAGTGACGTGGTCGCCACAATTTCAATCGTTTTGCCGTCTTCCACGTAATTCTTAGCCACGGTTATTCTCCTTTCCGGCACGCCGTGCCGGATTTCAGGTATAAAAAAAGCCCGTCAGGGCCGTATCGCTTAATGTCTGCTTTTAGTGGGTTATACGGTGCATTTCACCATGCCGCGATAATCCACCGGCGCAACGCCCGCATCAATACGAACTTTCGTGGTTACGCCATCCACCGTGAATCCTTCCTGCTGGTCGATATACGGCTCATCCACGCCGTTAAGGTAAGCCACCTCAACGGTATCGCTGCCTTTTGCTGCAGTAAGATAGAAAGTGGACTGACTGGCGTCATCAAGACGAGGCTCCGCGATCACCGTGGCGAAATCTTTCACCGGGTTAATGATCCCGGCGTTAATATCCGCCCCCTTGACACTGACAGATTTAATCACCTGATTTGAAACAGACTCCATCGCCGTCGGCACCAGTACAAATGCCGGACGGATATTGAGGTGGCGATCGCCCTCTTTCTGCATCCGCATTAGCTGGCGCGCTTTATCCAGGGACGCCACATCCATAACGGCTTTTTCAAGGACGTTTGCGTGTTTCGTCTTGTCAAACAGCGCCACATTATCACTGGACAGTTTCTGGTTACTGATGAGAACGTCATAAACCAGATCGGCAATGGTGGCTTTTGCCGCACGTCCCAGCTTCATCGGGACATCCGTCAGCATATTCATATCATCATTGATGATGGCCTGGCGGGTAATGCTGAACAGCTCCCCATAGGTAGCGAGCGCAATGGTCGCCTGTTTATCCCCTGTGGTGACGTATTTGTATTCCGCTCCTTCACGAACCTGACGCAGTGAACTGAATCCCCCCATACCCACACGGTGCGCAATCCTGAAATCAGACAACTGTCCTTTTTTGGTCCAGGCATCGAAGGTTTCCGGCGCTTCCTGCCAGCCCTGCAGAATGGACTTGTTTGCAACATCCAGCAGAATGTTACCGAAATCGGAGGTGCTGTGCGTAAATGCCATGCCGATCATCTGCATGGGATTCATGCTGGACACGCCTGTACCCCTCGCCACCAGCGAAATTCGCGCCAGTTCACGCAGGGTCATACAGTTGTACGGGTTATCCTTCTGCGCTTCTTCATAGCCTGCGCGGGCCATCACGGCAGCGCGAACGGCGTCGCCGGTAATATTACCGTTTCCGGTATACATCCCGGCATGAAACTCTGCGCGATTCTGCGGACCATTCAGCTGGTTAGTCGGCGTAATACCTTTCGCCATCTCGGCCAACAGTCTGTCCTTCGCCATTTCCAGAGAGCAATCCACATCAGCAATGCACTTTGCCATCAGCGAGGCATAACGATCGCCGGAAAGTGAAAACACATTCTGAATGCCGGTGATACGGTTACGCTGTTCTTCCTGCAGGCGTGCGCGAATGGCATTTTCATCTACAGTCACCAGCGACTGAGCCTGCGACTGAATCTGTGACTCAGGGGCTTTTGCCTGTGGCTGCGGTTGCGCGCCTGCATTGCCCTGCGGGGCGATAATCATACCTTTAATGCTCTGTGGCATATGCTCAAACTCCTCAACACGTTTTGAATGAATACAGGCCATTGCTTTTACAGGCTGTATCAGTTTGTCGGCAAACCCTTCACTGACGCACTCCGCGCCGCTCATCCAGGTCTCCTTTGCCAGCATGGCAGCAATATCTTCAGGCGTTTTTCCAGTTTTTTCGGTATAGATGGGGATAATGACGCTTTCGATCTTGTCAAGCAGGTCAGCATATTCCCGGATATCCTCCGCCTCCCCCCCCGCCACTCCGCGCGGCTTATGAATCATCATCATGGCGTTTTCCGGCATAATGATGGGATTACCTACCATCGCAATAGCGGATGCCATTGAGCAGGCCATTCCATCGATATACACCGTTTTTTGCGCCGGATGATTTTTCAGGAGGTTATAAATGGCTATTCCGTCCAGTACTGCTCCGCCAGGTGAATGAATATGCAGATTTATCCGGTTAATCTGTCCCAGTGCAGCCAGTTCTTCTGCAAACCAGCGAGCCGAAATTCCCCATCCACCAATCTCGTCATAAATGCGGACTTCCGCCGTGTTATTGGCTGCAGCCCTGATGGAATACCAGCTATTACTGCTTCCCTCCCCGCGTCCGTTCCCTGCTGTCATCACCGGCGGCATTTTTATCGCCGCCACTGTTGTCTTCACTTCCGGCATTATCCTGTTCCCCCGGGTCATGTGCCGGATCAGTATCAAATACCAGTCCCAGCTTACGGTTTTCGTCAATTTCCGCCTTACGGCGGCGTTTCACTTCAGCAGGTGCGCCGCCACGGGCACGCACCCAGTCACTCTCTGTTGCCGCCCCGCCGCGTATCAGTATCCTCCAGGCATTCGCCTCTTTCAGCGGATCTATCCACGGCATAACCGGACCGGAATACACGGCATTAAACAGGGTCGCCATGTCCGTGTCCGTCGGCACATCTATCACACCCGCCGTAATCGCCGTCGCCAGCCATCGCCGGTAAACCGGGCGACTGACGGCAGCAATAAAATTATCCTGTAGAATGGCGTATCCCTCCTGAGCCTCCACCAGCTCCTGACGCTGGGCGCTGTAGGTGCCGTCGTAGTTTCTAGCAATAGAAGAAAAACTTCCGCGTACACCTGCGGCAACCGCCCGCAGTTGCCCCATACGGAAAGACTCCAGGTTGGCATTTGGCCTGTCAGATTTGATGGTGCCGATATCCTCTCCCGGCAACAGGTCTTTCAGAATGGTGCCGGGTTCAATATCCAGATCGCGGTCTTTATCCGCATAATCTGGCGCGTCACCATCCTGTACCATTGCGTCACTGCGCCGGATAAACATGGCAAAAGCCGCCGAAATACGCGCGGCCAGCCTTTCACTGTCCTCATACTCCTTCAGATCCAGCAGCCGGATAATAACCGGCGCCAGCAGCGTGACGCCCCGCGCCTGATTCAGGCGACGGGTGAATTTAAGATGCAGCATATTTTCTGCATCGATAAGCTTGGTGGCCACCATAGCGGTGGCAAATCCCGGCCAGGATTTACAGACGATGTAACTTTTTGGCCTTTGCCAGTCGTTAAAATAGATCCCCTGAATCAGATTATTTGTACTGTCCGTCTGTTCCATCGGGACATAATCCGGTTCCATCGCCTCAAGCCAGAACGGTACGCCCGCCACCGGCTCAAGCCCCGGCATTTTTCCCGCCACCATCTGGGAGAACACCTCCCCGTCCCGCAACCATGTGCGTAACAAAAGGCGCTCCAGTACCGGGCGCGTATATTGTCCGGTCACGTCCGGCGACACGGACCACTCTGCCCATCTGGCGCGGATTTGTTCCGCCAGCGCGTTATTCAGCGTTCCGGCCACCGTCAGTGGTTGTGGCTCAACGATGATCCCCTTAGCCCCGATAACGCGCTCTTCCATCTTATCGAGCGCCCCCACCACCAGATCGTGATTGTTATCGAACCAGCGGGCCTGCTCCCGCAGGGACTTTCCGGCAATCTGGTTTAGTTGATTGGCGTTGCGGTTTTCACGCTTAATTTTATGTGTCCGGGTGGGTATTGCAGCCTCGTAAGCTTTTATTACTGCCCGCGATCGGAGTCTTGATACAGCCCATCCCGGCGACATCATGCTGATAGCTTTATCGATAAAATTCATGACAACCTCGCCCGGGTGAAAAGCCGTCGCGGATTATTTAACCGCTGTAACCTGTCTTCAATCTCGCGGCGCCCCTTCCTGATTTCCTCCAGGCTTTCCATTGTCATTGACTGACCGTTAAGCATGATGGACTTGCCTTTCAGTACAGCAAGCTCGGCCTCCAGATAGGCGTTGTACAACTCCTGTAGCCCTGCCCTGGTCATAACCACCCTCCTCCGGAACCACCGCCCCAGGCGGGTAAAATTTTTTTCTTCCTGGCTTTCACGGCTTTCTCTCCTCCTTCGTGTTGCTCCTGCTGGCGAACCTCAACAGGCTGCGTGGTTTTTGCGGCGTCTTTTTCCGGTAAGCGAGCCCATCCTGGTGGTTTTTCCCAGTTGATTCGCTCATAGCCACGGAGAATAGCCAGCGCGTGGGCGTAACACATCAGATCGAGCGCCTCGTTATTACCGCGTCCCGGTTTTTTCCACTTTCCGTCTGCGCTGCGCTCTTCATAGGTCAGTTCCTCGTAGAACCACGGCCCCAGCCAGTCAGGAAAATGAATGTAATTCGCCCCCGGCTCCTCACGCTCCAGTGCGGCAGCTACCCTGTCTTTCAGGGCATTGGTCTGTAACAGATACAACGGCACATCCCCCCTGGCTTTTGCCCGACGTTCTGAGCGTTCGGTGTTATCGGGATAGGTTTTGGTGATCAGCTTCTCGCGTCGGGTACTGTCTCCCTTGAACAGATAAACGCGCCCGGCAACGCCTTTTCGCTTACACCTTCGCCAGAACGCGTAGGCATTATCGGTAACACCGTCTTCACCGCCTGAGTCCACCGCCATTGCCAGTACCGGCATAAACTGTTCAGGATCTGCCGCCAGCGGATACGTCTTTTCCAGCACATCCGTTTTCAGCAAATCCCAGTCTTCCGGTCTTGCAGCCGGATTGACAGGCTGGCTTTCGCCATCCTCATTCACTCTCAGGGAATAACGGATGTTGTAGCGGTCAATGATCCAGCGTTCACCATATGCGCCATAGCCCACTACCTGGACCACAAAGCGCCGCTTTTTACCGCCCTGTACGTCAACGGTTGCCACAATAAAACGCACCCCGTCAGAAACGGTACGTTTTGATACGTCCTCAGCGCGTGCCATCAGCGCGTCACCGCTGCGTGCCTCCAGCGAGCGACGGGACTGATAGGGTAATCCCCAGTCCGTATTGATGACGGCTTTCAGGGTTTCCTCGCTGCCGGTTCGTTCGTATTCCTCTTCGGCGGTCAGCAGCTTGTAAACCAGTTGCGCCCAGGTCTGATAAGCCGCCGCCGGTCCCTCCATCCAGAAACTGGCGATACGTGAGCGGCGGGCTTCGCCGGTAATATTGCCGTCGCGGTCAATGTGCTGACCTTCCCGCAACCAGACGCCACGATTATTCAGCTCACGCTTCTGCTGTGGTTCAGTCAACTTATGGCAGTGTGGGCACTGAATCCGCGCTGCTTCACTGGCCTCCATAGGGTCGGCAATATGGCGATAGCCGGTCATATTCGCCATTGATGGCTGAAAATATTCGCCACAATGCGGACACGGCCAGTACCAGCGACGACGATCGCCACGGTTGTACAGGGAAAGTATTCCTGTGGTCGGCGGTGCTTCGTGCGGTGATGACGGTTTCCATCTGGTATCGGTAATTTCCCGCCCCGGCGAGCTCTCCACCAGTGTCATACCCAGCGACATAAACGTTGTGGTACGCTTCGACGCCAGCGAGAATGCATCCCCCTCACCATCAACATCTTCGGGGAACCGATCGTAGTCAGTCAGCGCCACACATTTAAAATCCGAAGACGAAAAAACATTGATTGATGGCCAGCCAATTTTCAGAAACGAGCCATCACGAAACGTTTTATCATGCACATTATTATCGTTACGGTGAGGGCTGAGTCTTCTTGCTATCGCCGGACTGTGGCGAAACATCTTTGCCAGACGCCGCTTTGAGTGCTCCTGCGCCTTGTCCTGAGTCATCTGAACCACCAGCATGTCAGACGGATCGCAGACAATATTGTAGGAAATCCAGCCGTCAATCAGCCCCAGCGTCTTACCGGTTCTTGCCGGGGCGACAAATACCACGGCATCGTAGCTGCGTGATGACAGGCAGTTCATGGCTTCCACCACATAGGGGGTCAGGGTGGATTCCCATGCCACAGAATTTCCCGCATCGCGTGGTACGCGCATATATTTTCTGACCGCATCCGATATTTTCATCCTGCGCGGCGGCCTGAACATCGATGAGATATCACATCCGGCAACAACGGCAGAGGCTAAACTATTCCTGCTCTTCCTCTTGCCCTTCGTCACCGTTGTCATCATCATCTCCGTTTATAGCATCCGCGCAGGCCTGGTATGTCATGCTGGCCAGATCTTCCCTGAGTTGATCAATAATTTTTTGCGTCATTTCCAGCGCATCAGGCGGCAATGCCGCATCCCTTTCCAGTAAGTCCGGCAGTATCTCCAGTGTCTTGACGACCGTTTTTGCCATGACAGCATAAACGCTCAGCACCTCGCTGGCCGGGATCAGAGTTCTCATCTCCTTTTCCAGCTCAATACGCGTCATTTCCGACTGAAACCATGCCCGTCGATCTGAGGGTTTCATCTTATTGGGGTCATTCTCCCCGGTAACAGCCGGCATCGTCATCATGGCGGTCAGAATATCCACCAGCCGGTAGATTTTCAGGTTACTACCGTTCCCACCTGAGGTTTTTACGCCCTTCAGCCTGCTGGCGATGGTCTGTCGGTGTGCACCAGTGATGGCCGAAAGCTGTGTGATGTTTAATTCGAGGCTTTTAATTTCCTGATCCACAGTCGTGCTCTTTTCCTGTATACGGTGAAAATGGCGTTCAGTGTCGAACAAAAAACGTACCACTTCGACACTGAAAACAGTAAATGTATTGATTTTTAAGGTTATTTTTCAGTGCTGACAGAGACTAAAAAATCAAAAATCAGCCGATTCCCGCGAGCCCGAAGCCACCCGTGGCGCCCCCTGCCCGGGAGTACCTTTTTAATACAGTCACCATTGGTTACTAGTTTTTCCTGCATTACCGTGGCATTGGGTGCGAATGTACGCCTGCGCCCCTTCCAGTTGCTTTTGCATCGTCTTCACTCGCTCTTTGAGGGCGAAATAATCCCGTTGAGCGGAGTCTGCCAGTCTGGGGCTGGCTGCATTATCCATGCGGGCGGTGGAGGTGGATTTACCTGTCGGCACTGCGGGGCATGTTGCGTTGACGTACAGGCGACGGCGGCCAGCGGCAACATCATCGCGCAAAGCATCATTCTCAGCTTTCGCATCGGCTAATTCCTTCGTGTATTTTTCATCGAGGGCGGCAACGTCACGCTGGCGCTTAGTCATGTCGGTAATTGTCGCGTTCGCCAGCGTCAGCCTATGAGTAACGGTATCGCGCTGCTCTTTGTAGGTGATGGCGTTATTTCGGTAGTGATTTGCCAGCCGACCGGCAACAATTAGCGAGACAAGCAACAGGCCAACAAACATCGTTTTCCAGTTGAACATCATGACAGGAACAGAGCACGCTCCGCCTCACGCCGACGGGTAAGCCCGTTCAGTACTTTGCCACCAGCCTTATTCCAGCGCAGGAACTCATCAGCGGCGCCAGCGTAATCACCAGCGTTTAGCTTCCGCAGCAGAGTTGATGAGGATAATGTCCGGGCGCCGAGGTTGTACGCGAACGACACCAGCGCATCAAACTGGCCTTGCGTCAACTTGACCTTAACCAGTCTGGACACATCATTTTCATAACCGACTAAACCAGTGTTAAGCAAGCGCTCGGCAGTAGCCTCGTCAATCATCATTCCGGGCTTAACTGGCTTACCGTCAACAGAGTGGGTCCAGCCATAACCAATCGTCCAGGGATCTCCCCCCGTTCCCGGGTCCGGATAAGCTGT